GCTCAAGCCCGTAAGTTGATTATCCCATCTGCTCTGCAATTCGTTGCAGACCGTCTACTGGAAACTCCAGGACGCGTAGGTACTGCGGATAACGATATCAATGCTCTCCGTAATATGGGTATGGTTCCTGAAGGATATACGGTTAATCATTATCTAACAGATACTGATGCCTTCTTCCTGAAGACTGACGTGCCTAACGGTCTGAAGCATTTTGTACGATCTCCTGTATCAACTAACATGGAAGGTGACTTCGAAACCGGAAATGTTCGTTATAAAGCAAGAGAACGCTACAGCTTCGGCTTTAGTGATTGGCGTGGTATTTTCGGTTCTCCTGGAGCCGCATAATCCTGCTGATATGCTAAAAAAAGAGAGGGGCACTTGTTGCCCCTTTTCTTTTTCTCCTGTATAACACTCCTATCCCTGACAGGTGCATCCCGTATCTGACACTAGCCACGACAGGAGATTATCATGGCGAATACTACTTTTACAGGACCAGTTCGTTCCGAAGGCGGTTTTGAAGTTATTTCTAAAAACTCAACAACTGGTGCGATTACTGACGTAGTCGATATTGCTTCTACTGGTATCGTAACCGCAAAGTATCTCAAGCACGTTGGATACGCCACTGGTGTTACCGTAAACACTACTGCTGGCGATAGCCCTACTATTGGTGAGTTTACTCAGCCTGCAAACACAATCATTACTGACATTAAGATCTTTTGTGATGTTGCTCCAGTTATTGGAGAAGGTGATATTGGTTACGAAGTTGGTACATCTTCTTCTGGTGCACAAATTGTTGCAGCTCAGACAGACGAAATCTTAGATGCTGGTACAACTGTTGTTGTACACAACGTAACGATTACTGCTCTAGTTCTTCAAACACAGGATGGCACAACAGCCCCTGCTTCTGTTCAATACACAGATACCGCAAGAACTATCTTCTGCAACATCACTAATACAGTGGATGCTACAACAGCAGGATCGTTTACGTTCATTATTGAATACGTTCAAATCGCGTAATTAATCTGATAGGGGCTTCGGCCCCTGTTCTCATATAGGAGAGATTTATGGGCGTACAATCAGATGTAATTGCAGTCACCATTACTGCAGATACGCTTGCAGCAGACGACGATGGCATTTCAGTTTCGGCGCAAGTAGCGAATAATGCGGCGTTAGTTATAGGCGGTGCACTTGCTAGTGGAGGTGCGGTTGCTTTAAGTAATGCTAGAAAAGTAACAATTACGTCTGGTGGCGATGATGATGAAATTTCATTCACTATCGTAGGCACCGACATTAATGGTACTGCGCAGACAGAGGCACTTACTGGAGCTAATGCAGGTGTTGCTACAAGTGCGGCATTCTTCCTTACGATTGCAAGTATAACCGCTGTAGGAGATCCTGCTGGAACTGTTAAAGCAGGTATTAGTGGTGACTCTTCAGATATCGTTTTTCTAGGTAGATCTAGGTTAAAAGGCGTGTTTTTAACAAGTACCGCTACCGCAGGATCAGTAGACTTTTTAACTACTTCAACTGCAGGGACAAGCCTATTTAAAATAAGTTCTGTTGCTTCTGCTACAGCAACAAGAGACGTAGTTATTCCAGATGAAGGTGTTTTGTTTAAAGAAGGAATCTATATTCAATACACGGTTTCTACTTTTCTAACTTTAACTATGTTCCACGCATAATGGCAACATCAGGCACACGAACATTTAGTTTAACTGCTGTTGATGCGATAGAAGAAGCGTATGAACTCGCTGGCTTAGAATATCGTACTGGTTACGACGGAGTAACTGCTAGAAGATCTATGAATATAATGTTCGCAGATTGGTCTAACAGGGGTATCCAAATATGGGAAGTAGAACAAGTTTCTTTAGATTTAGTTGAAGGAACAACTTCTTACGACTTAAACCAGTACGATATTGATGTTTTAGATGCGGTTATTAGACGTACAACTAACGGTATCCAAACAGATTTCCAGATTGATCGTATTGATCGTGGAGAATATCTAGATATTCCCAATAAAGAAACTAAAGCTAGAGTAACTCAGTATTACGTTGAAAGAACAATAACTCCTAAGTTATATGTTTGGCCAGCACCTGAAAATTCTACAGATACCTTAATTTCTTATCGTTGGAAAAGAATTCAAGATGTAAACGCTGGGGCAGAAGATATTGATATACCTAGTCGGTTTATGCCTTGTTTAGTTACCGGATTAGCTTTTAATCTTGCGTTAAAGAAAAATCCAGAAAAAGCTGGGTTATTACAACCTCTTTATGAACAAAACTTAGTTAATGCTATTAAGTATGACGATGACGGTTCTTTGCATTTAGTGCCAAGACGGACATATGTCTAATGGCTTTTGCGCAAGGAAAACATTCATACGGAGTATGTGACCGATGTGGTTTTCGTGTGCGTTATACAAAAATGCAAATGGAATGGACAGGGTTTAAAGTTTGTTCTGAATGTTACGAGCCAAAACATCCTCAATTAGAACCTCCGCACAAAGTTAGTGATCCAGAAGGTTTAAGACAAGCTAGGCCGGAAGCACCTTTGCCTCAAGCACAATTAGGTGTTGTTTTCGCTTTCGGGCCAAGTAATACAACGGTTAGTGGGGTTAATGTAGGTGGACAACCTTTATCTACTCTTTTAGACCCGATAGGTAGTCAATTTGAAGGTGTTTCTGGAGAATCTGAACTAGGTGAAATAACAGTGGTAATAACATGAGTTTTACATTAGCTACGCTTAAATCAACAGTTCAAGATTATATGGAAACTGCAGAAACAACTTTTGTTTCTGAATTAGATACTTTTATCCAGGAAGCTGAAGAGCGTATTTTAAAAACAGTAGAACTTCCTGTCTTTAGAAAAAACGTCACCGGAACATCTTCTGAAAGTAATACTTACTTATCTACCCCCGATGATTTTTTAGCTCCGTACAGTCTTGCCGTAATTTCTAGTAACGTCTATACCTATTTATTATTGAAGCACGTTTCATTTATTAGGGATTTTAATCCTAACCCTGCGACAACAGGTCTTCCAAAATATTACGCTCAGTTTGATAATACTACTTTCGTATTAGCTCCAACGCCTGATTCATCATATTCGTTTGAACTTCATTATAAGTATCGTCCTGCTTCGTTAACAACAACAAGTGGGTCTGCAACAACGTGGCTTTCTGATAATGGCCCAGATGCTTTACTATATGGAACATTAGTTGAAGCAGCTACTTTTCTTAAAATACCTGAAGAAACAGCTCAGTATGAACAAAGGTTTATACAAGCAATAAACGGATTAAAGAATTTGGGCCAAGGATATGGCGCAATAGACGAATATCGTTATGATATTGCGAAAGGACAGTAACGTATGTTTTTTGAAGCCCCGAAGTTAGAAGTAGGCAACGTATTAGTAGCGACTACGAACAATAAAGGGCATGACCCTGAGTTTTGGGCACAAACGATAGCTGATAGAATTGTAAGTGTTGGGGGTAATTGTCATCCTGTTATTGCCCAACAAGCAGAAGAATTTAAAGAAGCAGTTAAAGCTACGACTTTACACTATATTAAAGAAGCAATTAAAAGCGATAGGACTACCCTTACCGCTGAATTTGAACGTCAAGGCCATAAGGATATGGCTGATATAATTAGGAGGCTGTAATGGCTATCACAACCGCGTTATGCACAAGTTTTAAAGTTGAAATTTTAAAAGGTGTTCATAATTTCACCGCTGCTGGTGACCAGTATAAACTTGCTTTGTATACCAGTTCCGCATCTTTAGGTGCTGCAACAACTGCTTATACGAGTTCTAATGAAACTAGTGGTACAAACTACACTGCAAAAGGTGCGTTTTTAACGTCTATAACCCCTGTTGCAAGTGGTACGACTGCTCTTTGTGATTTTGCAGATCTTACATTTTCGAATGTTACGATTACCGCAAGAGGAGCATTGATTTACGGTGAGGCTTTATCTGGAGATCCTAGCGTATGTGCTTTAGATTTCGGAGGAGATAAAACTTCTACCGCTGGTGACTTTACTATCCAGTTTCCTACCGCTGACGCATCCAACGCGATCATTCGCATCGCATAGGGCATAACGTGTGGCAGCTATTAGCGGATGGGGCAGAGGTACTTGGGGCGAAGCTGGATGGGGTCAAACACTCCCAGTCACTGTCACGGGTGTCGCAGCTACTTCGGGTATCGGGGCTGTTACGGTTTCGGCGGCGGCTAATGTTATCCCTACAGGCGTTGTCGGTACGGGCGCGGTCACTATTCCTACGGTTGATGCCGAAGCAAATGTTACCGTCACGGGAGTTGTTGGCACAGGCGCGGTTACAACTGTCACTGTCGATGCGGAAGCCGATGTTCCTGTTACTGGTGTGGCGGGAACGTCTGCCCTCGGTACGATATCACTGGTTACAAACAACACTCTCGCTGTCACAGGGGTGCAAGGAGTTGGTGGAGTCGGTACGGTATCGACTACAGCCGATGCCAACATTATTCCTACTGGCGTTAGTGGTACTGGACAGGTATCTTCTCCAACTGTTTGGGGGCAAGTTATCCCAAATCAAGACGCAAATTATTCAGAAATATCAACAGGCCAAACAACGAATTGGCAAGAGGTAGCATAAAATGGCAACTTACGTTAATGATTTACGCTTAAAAGAGATTGCCACGGGCGATGAGAGCGGTACTTGGGGAACGAGTACAAATACAAACCTAGAGCTTATTGCAGAGGCAATGGGTGTCGGTGCAGAGGCTGTAGCTAATGCCAGTACGCATACCATCACAATGGCGGACGGCGCGACTGACCAGTTTCGCTCTACGTTCTTACGCCTTACAGGCGGTGGTCAGGCTTGTACAGTCACACTGGCTCCCAACACGCTATCTCATACTTGGATCATGCGTAACGAGACTGCTGCTGCTTTAACGCTTACACAAGGCTCTGGGGCCAATGTCGCTATCGCTGCTGGTCAGACCAAGATTGTGGCAACGGATGGTGCTGGCTCTGGCGCGATTGTCTATGAGATGGACGATCTTGAGCTTGCTGGCAATCTGCTTGTTGGCGGCACCTTGGGTGTCACTGGCGTTCTGACTGCCAACGCTGGCGTAGTCGTAGACAACATCACGATTGATGGCACTACGATTGCACTAAGCTCTGGCGATTTAACACTAGACGTTGCAGGTGACATCATCCTTGATGCTGATGGTGCTGACGTAATCTTTAAAGATGGTGGCACTAGCTTTCTTGAAATTGATAAAGACGGTAATAACGCAAGGATTAAAAACCCTATATCAGACGGAGATGTTTTATTACAAGGCAATGACGGCGGTTCAATAATCACAGCCCTCACCCTTGATATGTCAGACGCGGGTGCGGCTACGTTTAATTCTACAGGTACATTTGCAGGAGGTAACGCGAACTTCACTAATGATGCGGATGTTGTAACACTTAACGGCTCATTACACACCCGTCTTTTAATTGATACATCCTCCACGGGGGGACACCAAGCCGCCCTAGTATTAGAGTCAAATGGTACTCAATCCATAATTGGTAATACAGGTTCTGGCACATCTATCTCTGTTGCTACTGGCGACCTAACCCTAGACGTTGCAGGGGACATCAACCTTGATGCTGATGGTGCTGATATAAACCTGAAAGATGGTGGAACAGCTATGGGGAGGATAGGGTTTGAAAATGGCGATTTGAACATTGCTTCTTCTCAGCAAGACTACGACATTCATTTGAAAGGCAATGATGGGGGGAGCGTTATATCTGCCCTACACCTTGATATGTCAGACGCGGGTGCGGCTACGTTTAATAGTGGTATTGCTATTAACGGACGTAACGCCTCAACTCCGGGATTGGCTGAGAAGGGCGACCTTAACACGGGTATCTTCTGGCCTGCTGCTGATACTATTGCTGTTACAACTGCTGGCACAGAACGCATACGCGTCAACAGTGCAGGCTTACTCTTGCATGGAACTACCGCGCAGATTAGTGCTTGCTTTCAAGGCACGGTATTTAATGGCACAAATTTTAACGGTCACGTTTTGCAAACCACACGATCTGCGGTAGGCAGTAACTTTTTGGGGTTTTTAAACTCATCTGGAACCGTTGCAGGAGCCATTCTACATAACGGATCTACAACGGTAAGCTACGGCGCTAGTTCAGACCAACGCCTAAAAGAAAACATCTTAGATTCAGATGATTCAGGAAGCACTATAGACGCTATTAAAATTAGAAAGTTTGATTGGATTGACGGAAGCGCACATGAAAAGTACGGCTTTATAGCTCAAGAGTTAAAAACTGTTGTTCCTAATTCTATTTGCTCTATGGGGCTACCTGATGAAGAAGATCCAATGCTGGGCGTTGACCCAAGCAAGCTAATGGCTCTAGCAATCAAAGAAATACAAATGTTACGCGCTCGTGTAGCTCAACTGGAGAACAACTAATGGCAATAACTAACACATGGTCAGTGACCGACATGACACACGTTGACGCGGATGGTGGCGTTGTTAAAGCGTATTGGAATTGTGTAGCAACGTCTGACACCACACCTTCTTACACAGCCTTAGAAGGTGGAAAGATAATCTGCACTTATGATGCTTCAGCGGCAGGATTTATTGCTTATGAATCTTTAACCGAAGCTGACGTTTTAAGCTGGGTATACGCAAGTCTGGTTCAAGGCGATGAAACGCCTGATGAAGCTAAAGCGCGTATTGAAGCTAACCGTACAGCTAGAGTGCAGAGTCAAATTGATGCTGCGGCAACACAAAACACAGGAGTACCTTGGTAATGAGCGAAGAAAATATAGTAGTAATCGACAACGAAGAGTACGACTTTGAAGGTCTTGATGTATCAACACAGGCAAACATAGCCCGTGTAAACGAGTTACGCCGTGAAATATCTACGCTTAAAATGCAGACCAATGAGCGTGAACTTCTCCTGCAAGCCTACACCAGAGCCATTGTTGAAGGGGTTAAGCCTGTTGAAGAAGCTGAAGAAGAGGCAAGCTGATGGACTTAATTGAAATTGTAACGACTCTGACTACGTTGTCGGTAATAGCCAGTGCTATTTGTGCTGCTACGCCTACTCCAAAAGATGATGCCTTCTTTGCTAAATGGATATATCCCGTAGTTGAGGCACTAGCTTTAAACATCGGTAAGGCAAAGGAGTAGTGTTATGGGTGTCATGACTGACGCGCAAAAGCGCAAGATGATTAAAGAACTCAAAGGTGCAAGTAAGCTACACGCCAACCAAGCTAAACGCCTTAAAAAGACGCTTGAGAAAAAGACTAAGAAATGACTGCACAACGGCCTACGGTAAAAGATGCTCTAGCTGAGATTGGCGCACACGAAAGAGAATGCGCGGTA